CGCCTGGTTCACCGACTTCCTGATCGCCGGGGTCGATTTCCGAATATCGCCCGCGAGCGATGACCTCGACCGTGTCGATCGCGCTGCTATCGTCCTGCTGATATGCGCCGACGAAACGGATATAGACCCCGTCCACAGTGGGGACGCCCCACTGGCGCAGGACGTCGCGCACGGGGCCGCCGAAGGTCAGGCCGAGTTCCATGGCCTCCATGCCCATGTCCATCTGGAGCGGGCCGTTCATGCCGCCGCCGCGATGTTCCTCCAGTTTGCGGGTCAGTTTCGGCAGGGCGACGGTCTTGACCTCGCCGCCATAGGCGTTGCCTTCATTGAAGGTGTTCATATTCTTGAGGATGCGGGGCAGTCCCATCGCTGGCTCCTATGTGATGAAGGGATGAAGGGGGCGGGATCAGACCGTTTCGGTCAGCTGGCTCGCGAAGTCGGCGAAATAGGCGTCCGTGATGCGCTGGTTGAAGCCGAGATCTTCCAGCGGCGGCGGCACGGTGTAATCATAGTCGATGCGCAGCTTGCCCGCCTTGAGGCTGGCCGTGCTGTTGTTCGCCTCATCAAACCAGCAGTTGAAGCCGAGGACGATGCCCTGCGCCTTCAACTGGCGGCCAAAGCCGTTGATGGTTTCGATGATGTCTTTCGCCAGCGCCGGAGTCAGAGGCTTGTCGATCGCCCACATCATGCCGCTGACGATGGTGTCGGCCAGCAGCTGGGCGACGCGGACCGTGCTTTCGAAGGCGAACAGATCGTCGTCGGAAGTGGTGCGGTTGCCCCAAAAGCGGTAGCCGGTGTCGGTGCGGACAAGGGCCGTCACTTCCGCCGCATTGAGCAGCCCGGCTTCGCTCGCCTGATCCTCAATATCCCAATGAATATCCTTGGTCAGACCCACGACGCCCTGCACCGCGACATTCGACAGGGTCTTGTGCGGCCCGGTCTGGGTGTCGATCAGTGCGCGCAGGCCCATGGCGCGGGCGGCGGCATAGCTGGTGACATTGGCACTGGATGCCGTATCCCAGCTAAGGAAATCGGGCATCAGCAGCATGAGTTCGCGCGCGCTGAAATTGGCGCGGTAGAGGATCGCGTCGGCCACGGTATCACCGATCGCGCGGGCATAGGCAAAGCCGCGCAGCTTCTGCGCCACGACAGCCAGCGCCGTCGTCACCGCCTGCGTTTCGAGACCCGGCGTGCCGAGGATCTTCGGCTTGACGCCCAGCTGCGCCTGCGCGGCCAGCAGCGCCTGCATCCCGGTTTTCTGGCCCGTTCCGTCCGTGGTGCCGATGACGTTGCTGGCCGTTTCGGCTGCATCTTCACCTTCCTCGACGCGCACGACGACGATGACAGGGCGGGTCTGATCGGCGATCGCGCGCAGGGACTTCGCCAGCGTACCCAGCACGCCCGCCTTGCCGATCGCGGCTTCCACGTCCGTCACCAGTGCGGGGCGGTTGAGGGGGAAGGTGGCAACGTCGGCATCGGAGGCGGTGGCGACCAAGCCGATAATGGCTGTGGAAACGGCGGTCAGCGTGCGTGCGCCGTCGCTGATCTCGGTAACGGTGATTCCATGCTTAAAGGCCATGACAGGCTCCTTTGTTGGCGGCTTGAGGGCTAGAGAGAGAGGGGCAGGACGAGACGGGTGCGGGCGTTCGCGGCGGCGGTGTCGGTCCTGTCCGCGTCGAGGATGATGGTGGCGGCTCCAGGGCGATCTCCGGCGGCGATGCCGACGCGGCGAAGGCGGATGCGATCTTCGTTGCGGGAAACAGCCACAGCCGATGCGGCATAGACCCGCAGGATGTTCGCGGGGGTCATGGGCTGGTCGATCAGTTCGGGCAGCAGCGAGCCATATTCCCGGCGACCGGCGCGCGTGCCGACAGGGGTAGACAGGATGTCCAGCACCGATTGCCTGATATGCTCTAGGCCATCCATCGCCGCGCCGGTGGTGCGTGCCATGCCCGTCATCAGACAGGTGCCCCCGTCTGTGCGCCGCCAGCCTGCACGCCGCTATGCTTATGGCCCTTGAGGCTCTTGCCGCCGCCGATGACGTCTTCCGACGCGGTCGCGGTCCCGGTGATGGTCACATCGCCGTTGATGGCGACATTGCCGTTGATCGTGACGTCAGGCGCGTCGATCGTGGCCGTGCCCCCGGCGGGAAGGCTGACAGCAAGAGCATGGGTGGCGTGATTGTAGCTGATCGACGCGCCATCGGGGAAATCCATCTGGACGACGTCGGGATCGTTGCTCGGCGGCGGATTGGCGTCGGAATAAAGGCCGACCACCACCAGCCCATTTTCCAGATCGCCTTCAGGGGCGAGGACGACGCACTGTTCCCCGACAGAGGGCGGCGACCAGATGCGCGCTGCGCCCGCGCGCTGGGCCACCCACGGCAAATCGCCGGTGGTCAGATCGCCCAGCGTGACGGTGCAGGTGGCATTGGCATGATCGACCGACGCGATGACGCCATACTGGATCGCTTCGCCGACCTGCTGTTCGGTATCTGGGGCATTGGCCATGCGCGGACCATGGCGCGGGCGCGCGGGCCTTTCGCCGCCCTGCATTTGGACAGCCAGCTATCCAAATGCAGGGCGTTGCCGATCATATGTCGTTAGCGGGGATCGGGAAATTGCTGATCAGCACTTCGCCCGCCTTCGTTGGCTTGCCGCCGACGCTGTAGGTCGTGTCGATCGCCGCGATCGGGAAGCGCGCGAAGGTTTCCCGCACGCCTGCATTGTCGTTGAGCGACATCAGGAAGCGCCCTTTGATCCCGGCCAGCTGCTGGGCCAGCGCGACAAAGTCATCCCGGCTGAACACATCGGCTCCATAATCGCGCTCGCACGCCCAATAGGGCGGATCGAGATAGAACAGCGCCCCCTCGCGGTCATAGCGGCGGATGAAGTCGCCATAGGGCAGGCGCTCGATGACGACCGATTGCAGGCGCTCATGCACTTCTGCCAGCATCGGCTCGATCTTGCCGACGTCGAAGCGCGCAGGCGACGCCGCATCGACGCCAAAGCCACGGCCCCGCACCTTGCCGCCAAAGGCGAGGCGCTGGAGGTATAGGAAGCGGACCGCGCGTTGCAGATCGGTCAGCCTGTCGGGATCCTGCCCAAGCAGCCGTTCAAATTCGGCGCGGCTCGCCACGCGGAATCGCAGCATGTCGACCAGATACGGATAATGCTCGGCGAGGCAGCGGAACAGCGTCACGACATCGCCGGAAATGTCGTTGATCGCTTCGGCGCGCGGGCGGCGGCTGCGGCGCAGGAAGATGCCGCCCATGCCCACGAAGGGTTCGGCATAGCTGCTGTGTGGGATGCTATCGATGATGGCGCATATCCGCCGGGAGAGGTTGCGTTTGCCGCCGATATATCCGGCGACGGGCGAAACGGGGCGGACGTGAACAAAGGGTGTAGACATGTAGGAAATCCTGCACGATGTCCCGACGCGGCAAGCCACGGAGGGAACTCAAAAACGGGCGGGCGCGCCGCCCTGAGAGTGCGAGTGCAGGCTCGCGGTTTGGAGATGTGGGGACATCCCAAGCCCCCTCCGTAAGGGGAGCGGCGGCGTTCATAGCCGCCGCTGGTCGTTATTCGGCTAACGGATCGACCGCGGGCATATCCGGTTCCGGCGGCGGCACGGTGATGACGCCCAAGCCGATCTTGTGAGCGACGCCAAGCGCCACTTCTGCGACGCGCTCTTTGGTAGCGGCCCGGTCATAGCTGCCGTCACCCTTCAGCACGGCGTTGACGCGGCGTTCGTGCTTGATGTCGCCGCTGGTGAAGGTGACGGGCACCGAGCGCGTTTCCGCGTCAAAGGCACCGATTTTGGTCGTCAGTTCGGTCATAATGATCCTCGATCAGTAAGAGGGGGCAGAAGGCCATTCGATGGCGGACAGGTCCGCCACGGTTTCGGGAAGGTCGCGCAGAGCTTGCCGGTAAATTGCCCAGGCGGTGCGCTGGTCTTCGGAAATGGGGTAATCGGGCATCTGGGTCCGGTCGCTTTCGCGTAGCAGGCCATCCCGCCGCCCGCGCAGTGCCCGCAACCGCTCTTCATCGCTGGGGACTGGCTCGACGGCAACGGGACGGCCATCTTCATCCCCAACGATGCAGAGGCCCATGGATTGCCGTTCCAGCAAAGAGGCGTGCAGTTCGGTTGAAATCGCGCAGGCGTCGGCCGGGATCGCGTCGTGAATAGTGTCGTCGAAAAAGCCGCCTTGGGCTTTGCTGTAGAACAGAGCCATGTTTTCCTCTCAGTTGCCGAGTGCGAACCACCAAGCGGCGTAAGGGCCGCCTGCGGCTGCATTCCAGAATTGGGCCTGCGTATTCGTCACGCTGTAGGGAAGCGGGCCATTGGCCTGTGCGTTGCCGTTGCCGACTTCGGTCGCGCGCGATGCCTGAATAGAACGGCATGCGTTCGGAAAGGCTATGGGGAAGGTCACCGTGCCATAGCTGTCGTCGCCCAGCGTGATCGTGCCCCATTGCAGGATGAGACCTCCGGGCAACTTCTGATAGCCGCTCGCACCGAGCGACTGGTTGCCGCCGGTGAAATCTCCATATTTGGCAAGGTCGCCGGCTTGGTAGCCGTCCAGCAAATCGGCGTCCAAGCCGGAGCCAGAACCGTCGTTGCCAGCGTGCCAGATGGTGTTCCCGTTATAGATCAGATGACCGGAACCAATGCGGCCCAACGATGCAGTGTCCCAATTGCCGAAGTTGATGAAGCCTCGCGTCGGGTCTTGAATGCCCGTCACGCGGAAGCCATTGGAGATATTCACGTCCCCGAGCCACGCATCGTCACCGATTTTGACCGCCTGCCCGTCGCCATTCGCGCGGGCCAGAAAGCGAGTGGCATCAACTTGCCCGTTAAGCCAAATGTTCCCGCTCTCATCGAGCGACGCAATGTTCCCGTTCGCCGAATTTTGCCAAATGAAGGCGGCTGTGACGCGCATGTAAGTTGCGCCAGCGTTGATGAAGTGAAAGCGGGGGGTGCCCTCTTCCGAATTGAGCCAAGTGCCGTTGTAGTTCCGCAGGAATTGCGAGGCTTGCAAGCCGTCGAGCAAATCGGCGTCCAAGCCGGAGCCAGCGCCATCATTGCCAGAATGCCAGAGAGAATAGGAGGCAGCGCCGAGGCTCCACCCGCCCAACTTCAGATTGTTGTCGGTGTCGAGGCCGAAATAGGTCGCATAAGAACCCGGGCGGTGAAAAGTCATCATGGCAGCGCCGGTGCCATTGCCGCGCACCTCAATTTCACCAAGACCAGAGGTCGCTGTACCAAGCGGGTTGTTCCCGGTCGTGCCGCCGACGAAGCTGACTTTGCCGGATGCCGTGTCCCCGGCTTTGTTGAGGGGCGTAAAGCCGAGGCGCTGGACAATATTGGAATAATAGCTGCCATCCTGCCCATCAAGCAGATCGGCGTCGAGGCCGGAGCCAGCGCCATCATTGCCCGCGTTCCAGGCCATGGAATTATTAATGTAAAGCTGCTGGCCATTCAGCCAATAAGCGCCACCGTCATTATATAGGTATCGTGTCGCCCCAGCGTTCAGGTATAGCGTGCCGGTCGTGCCGCCTGACCGCGTGGCAATGATGTCGCCCGTCGCCTGAAGTTGAGCATAACCGCCCCCGGCGCTAACGGTCAGATTTCCCGTAATGGTGTCGCCAGCGCGATTGACGGGCGTATAACCGAGGCGCTGCGTGATGTTCGAATAGTAACTGCCGTCCTGCCCATCGAGCAAATCGGCGTCGAGGCCCGAACCCGCGCCATCATTGTTCGGTCCCCAAAAGATGCCCTGGCCCTGCGACGACGCAAACCCCGCAGTGGTCAGCATCAATCCGCTGACGAACGAAGAGCCGAAATTGTCAGTCGTGTATTGAAGGTGGAAATTGCCGCCGCTTCCCGCGAGATTGGTCCCGATGGCGCGCCACTTATAGGTACCGGTGCCCGAAAAATGCAGTTCCTGACTGCCGGTTTTGGAGATCGCCAAGTTGCCGGTGAAAGTGTCGCCCGCTCGATTTGCGGGCGTGTAGCCGAGGCGCTGCGGGATGTTCGCATAGTAGCTGCCGTCCTGCCCGTCGAGCAGATCGGCGTCGAGGCCGCTGCCGGAACCGTCCTGCGCCAGCAACCAACCCAAGATCGCGGCTTTGGCGGCGACTGGCGTCAGGGCGCGCAAGGCGTCGATACCGGCCTGCGCCTCCGCAACGGTAGTCAGTTCCACCACGCCCTGCATTTCGGTGGTCGCGGGAGGATTAAGAAAATTGGCGTTGCCGAAGGTCAGCATGGCGGCGGCCACGTCGGCGAACTGCACGTCGATCGCGAGCAGCATGATCGCCTGCGCCGACTTTTCCAAGATGACCCCAGCCTGCCCGTAAATGGCGAACAGGGTGCCGTCGGCCAGATAGAGGGCGAAGCTGCGAACCGTGAAAACGTCCGCGCTCTCGTCGCGCACGATCAGGTGGATCGTATCGTCAGCAACGACATCGCCGGAGATCGTCGCGATGCGCTTATATTCACCCGGCAGCGCCGTAATGCCGACGCCGGGAACAACGGCGGTAGCGGTCAGACCGACCTGCGCGATGGTGACGGGCGCGGTGCCGGTGTTGCTGGCATTCACAAGCGCGGCGCGGCCTGCATTGGTGACGATAGCGGTAAGGGCCATGATTCCTCCGGTCAGGCCGCCGGTGCCATGCAGGGCAGGCGGGCATAGATGGTCGGGCGAACAGTCGCGATCAGGCCGATGCTGGCCTTCGCGGTGATGCCTTGGGTGAAGGTGAAGTGACTGCGCACCGGCTTGGCGCGGCTGACTTCGGCGATGACCTGATCGACAAAGGTCGCCGATGCGGGCGCGCCGTTCTGGTCAAGATTGAGGACAAGGCTGAATGTGAAAGGGTCGCCTTTCGGCTCCATCTGCCACCATTCACGGATTGCCACCGAGCCGCCGAAGCTCTGGACAACACCGCGCACGGATGCTGCCGTGCCCTTCTGGCGTGCGATGGAGATGGCCTTGCGGACGCGCTCGCGCTTGATGCCTTCCGGCCAATCGCTCGACCAGTTATCGAGCGACAACCCCCACGCCAGCCATGGCAACAGTGCGCTGGGGCAGTTGGTTGGCGACCAGACTTCCCTCACCAACACGGCGATGTCGAGCAGGCGAGCAACGACCTGCTCCAGCGCCTTTTCAAGATCCGTCGATGCCGGGGGCAGGATGGACGGATAGGTCATTCGCCCGTCCCCGCGTATGCGAGCGTAATGCCGGTGCAGTTAGGGGCCTGCTCGCGCGAGATCACAATGTCCGCAGCTGGGGACGTCAGGACGACATTCTGCACGCCCTCGACATGCAGGGCGGCGAAGATGCCCGATCGGGTGATGTCGCGGCCAAGCCGGTGGCTGGAGGCGACATAATCATCCAGCTTGGCGCGGGCCGCGTCGAGAACCACGCTGCCATCGGGGCCGCTGAACGTAGTGATGGTGGCGTTGACGTTGTAATTGACGATGGCGGCGGACTGGACGGTGACGAAATCGGTCAGCGGGCGGCGCGTTTCGTCGGACACATAGGCAGCGACGGTGGCGATCAGCCCGGCGGACGCCAGCCCGGATCCGGTGCGGGACAGGACCGATACCAGCACCTCGCCGGGATGCGGGCTGGTCGCGCTGGCGTCCAGCACATCCGGGTCCGCCGACAGGGCGTGGAAGATATAGGCCCCTTCCGGCCCGGCCACGGAATAGCCTTCGGGTGCCAGCACCA